ACTGCATTTCGTAGCCTTCAAACTGGCCGCCGTAGCCAATAAATGGCGCTTTTGGTGCCAAAGCAAGCATTTCTGCCTCTTGTGACGTCCAATAGTTGTACATCCGCTGCGCATCCTTGGCATTTCTGACCAATCCAGACACGTACAGCTTGCCATCAACCTCAAATTCGTTACCAACCACGCGCACAACCGGTATGTAGTCGCCTGCCCAGTCGCTTTTTTCCAAAAACTCGTAGCCGTTGGTCTTGCACCACTTGACCCGCTTGGCGTCTACTTGACGAGTACGCACGGGTTTGACGCCCATCATCTTCAACTGCTTGGCTTCGGGCGAACCCTCGAAAGCGGTGATGTTGCCAGGGTACAGATGCAGTGTCGCTTTTTCGTATTCGATGTAGTAATACTCGGCAATACGCACCGTGTCTTCATTGATCCAGATGCTGATCGACTGGTCGCCAATACCCAGCGTTTGCAGGCTAGAAATAGGCGACGCGTCAGGGAACAGGCGCTCGTATTCTTCGCGCTGCAAGTCTTCCGTTACGAAACACCACTTAGCGTCTGCACCGCAGGGGTCTTGAATGGTTGGATCCATGTAGACCGAAAACGAGTTCCGCACTCGCATGATCTTGATGTCTTGATCGAAGGTGTTGTCGTCGCAGTATTCGGTGATGATGCGGATGTAGCCCTCGCCGTAGCTTACTTGGTTCTCGCAGGCGGTGTCGTAGGCGACGTCGGCGTCAGAGATGTACTCGATGTGCCTGACCATGCCGTTGTAGATTTCGGCGACTTGGGGGTCGGCTCGGTCGTCAGCGGGTATAACTTTGCCGCTCGGACGGTTTTGTCTTTGGTCGTTCGTGACTTGTCGGACATGCTGTGGCAGCTTGTTAATAGTCAAGCAAGGACGGGCGTTGATTGTCTGCCCCTGCACCGCACCGCGTGTAGCCAAGACGTCGGCTGGCCACTGCCAGTGGTTGTCTGGCGAGCCTGCGTAGAAGCGCAGGTCATCTAGCTCATCTTCACGGGACTCAGACAGCGCGGAGAGCGTCATTTGCAGACGAGTCCGCATGGTTGCCAGCGTGTCGCTGTCGCTCTCGTCACCCTTTTTAGTGGGTGGGTTACCGCCGATCGCAGCAACTTTAGCAGCCGAATTTATGCCGGTGTAGTCCATTACTTTTTGCCTTTAGCTGGCGCCTTAGATTGTGCTGATCGCTTGGTGGCGTAGGCGATGGCCACGGCCTGTTTCACAGGCTTGCCAGATTGTACCTCGGCCTTGACGTTTTTACGAAAGGCTTCTTTGCTCGCGCTTTTCACTAACGGCATCTTACTTCCCCTTTTTAGCCGTCTTAGCAGACTGCTTAAAATCTTTCGCGGTTGGCGCGCCTGCCGAGCCGGGCTTCCTCATCTTCTCACCAGAGCCAGCCTTAATGCGTGCCTGTTTGGCGTGAATGTTTGCGTACAATCCTGGTTTAGTAGCCATTAGCATTTCCACCTTTTCAAAGCTGCTTTCGCTCGTTCGCCGTCTTTGGCGTTAGCCGCCACGGCACCCATTCTTGCGCAGAACGACTTCTTGCGCCCCTCGTCTGCCTTCGTCTTCGGACTCGGTGCCGGTGCCTTCAGGTTCGAGCCCGTCTCACGGTTGTACTTCTCCCGCCCCTTGGCTGTCAGCCCCGCACCCTTGCTGACCGGCAGCTTCTCGCCCCGGCCTACACTTAACGACACACTTTTCTTCGTTGCCATCTTAGTGCCCCATCCATCCAGTTGCTACTGTCGTCTGCTGGTACCCTCGCGGGGTTGACCGTGCCGCCCGTTCGTAGCTCGACTCACGGGCCGCCACCGGGAACGCGAACGTCACCGCTAGCGCATCGGCTGCGTCAGGAGACGCCAGTCCTCTCGACTTCATCTCTTTCTTGCCTTCCAGATAGATCGTCCCCGACGAGTCGGGTTTCTTCATCGGGCCAGTCAGGTCGGCTTTTAGCTGCCGGTCGTTGGGGATGCTGGCTGTTTTTAACCAGTCCCGCATTGCACCCCACATCTCAGCACGCTTGTTGCCCCACATGACGGGCTTGCTCGACTTCCATCCGAAGTTCACTCCCCGCACCTTGTAACGCTGTTCTTTTAGCCTGTCAAGTACCCCATAACCCAGACCACCTTCGTCGATCACGGTGAGTGCTGGCCGGTACTCTTCGATGGCGTCAATCACCCGGCCTACTGTTGTCATGGTGTCCTCGCCGTGGTACCGCTTGATCGCTACCAGGTCGCGGCCTTGTCTGACAACGATGACGGTTGCGTCCGCGCCGCCTCGAGCTGGGTCAACGCCGACAACAATTGGCGCCGTCTCGTCCTTGTAGCGTGGCCTTTGGGCGGCATCGTCGACAGCAGACGCACCAATAAACTGATCTTCGCCAGCCGATGGGAATTCACCGTAGACCTCAACCCTAGCCTGTGGCGAATCCTCGCCATACTCCGCAATGATCTGCTCATATATCTGCTTGTCCGTGTCCTCGACCGTTCTAGAGTCGATGTTCTCTGTTTGCCAGAAGTTACGCTTGGCGTGGAAGCACTCGTAGAAGTAGCCTTGATTACGCCGTGGGTTAGAGAACGCGAACCAATACCGGTCTAAAATGGGTTCTGTAAAGAAGCCCGCACCGACCGACCAGATGGCGTCCGGTATACCGCTGGCCTCATCAAACACCAGCATCATGCCGTCGTGGTTGTGAACACCCGCGTAGCTGTCGGGATTCTCTTCCGACCACAGTTTGCCCTCCGCTGCCCAGTAGCGCGTACCCTTCTTTAAGTCCCGCTCGACCAATTCAGTTAGCCACTTAGCGGGCACCAGTTTAGTCGCGCTGATCTCCCACCAGTGGTTGTTGATCACCATCGCCTGCCACTTAGTCAGCTCACCCCATGTGACCGACCGCAGCTGCGCTTCCGAGTTGGCGGAGACGATCACGCTGGAACCGATGCGGGTGGACAGCATCCACAAGATGAGCCAGCTGACTAGCGCGGACTTACCAATCCCTCGACCGGACGCGACCGCTGTTCTGAGCGCGTCCATGTCGATCTGACCACGGTTATTTTTAATGTGGCTGGCTATCCTGCGCAGTATCTTGCGTTGCCAGGTGCGCGGGCCTTTGAACTTGGCCAGCGGCGTGTTTGCCTGCCCCCACGGGAACGCAAACAACACGAACGCCTCGGGGTCGTCAGCGATGGTCGGCGCCCAGAGGCGCGTCATTAGGAGCTGCTCGCCCTCGGCGTCATAGATCGGCTGTTGCGCCATTCGTCACTTTAGTTGGTAGATGTTGGGGTTGCTGTTCCGTAATCAGACCGTCCAAGACGCGCTCTTGTGCCTGCTGCAGCGCCTGCGTGATGCTGATCTTGTTGGTGATGTCGACGCTAATCTCTTGGCGGGCCGTCCAGCCGTGGGCGTGCTGCAGGATTGCCAACGCCGCCTTGCTGTCGCCAGCGCGGGCTGCGTTGCGCAGGTGGGCTGATGCCTCCATCTCGCTGTCGGCGCGGCCTTTCATGGCTGCCATGTCGGCGGCCGGGTCAAGCTCGCACAGTTGCCTGAACTCGGTGGGCAGCATACCAGCGGCCAAGGCAAGCGAGTCGCCCTTCAGACCCAAGGCAGCCGCGTCATAGATGGCCTGCAGCCTGGCTTCGGTCGCCTCGACTTTGCGCGGTGAGAAGGGTATCGATTTGAACATATGCGGATATTAGCGCATTTGTGGGCAATGTTGGCTACCAACATTTTTTAAAAAAAATAAAAAATTTCTTCTGACACCTCCGTGACCGCGACCGGCCTGCCGCCGGCCCCCCACCCCCCAGGTTAGTGAGCACTCACTTACATGGTTATCAGCCTGACAAGTTAGTAAGCACTAACTAACCAGGTTAGTGAGTACTCACTTACAAAGTTAGCGGTCACTAACATAGCCAGGTTAGTGGTCACTAACTGTTAGCATAATGCTACCAAACCTGTGGATAACTATAATAACCCTACTGGCATTGTGTGGACATTGTGGGTCATTCTCAAAAACCCACACTTTTCCTGTTTAAAATCAAGGGCTTACAACTTTTGTTGTCAAAAGGTAATAAAAAAAGCCCTTTAAAATCAATGGTTTGCGTGTGGGCAATTTGAAGCCCTTTTTTTAAAGTCGTCGGCTGCGTACAGCGTGGGGCATGGGGGGCTTAGCAGCAAACTACTGTATAGAACTACTGTATAAAATATAAATTCTGACTTTATAAAAACAATAGCCCACATGACCCACAAATAGCCAAAAGCTAGTAGCAGACTAGGTTATCGCGTGGGTCAAATGGGGCGTTTTCAGGCGGCCACAATCTGCCCATTTCCGCCACAAAAAGACACAAAAATAAATGCAAAAGAATACTTTACATTTTTTAAGTTATGGACTAACATGTATTTCAGCAACACATTGTGTTGCAAAATAACTGCCTAATTTTTAAGCAAAGGATTGAAAATGACGACATTTAACGAATACATGGCCTTCTTTGATAAGTGGATCAATTACCAGTTTCCGCGTGATGAAGACGCGGCGCAAAACCGCGAGATTTTGCAGGTAGTGGGCGAATTAGTGTCAGACGCAGACGATCTGCAATATTGGGCGAACCGCGATAATTGGTCGATGTATCACTATGCGAAGGAATTAGCATGAAACCCACTATTCTCGAAATCGCTTGCGCCGTGTTTGGATTCGCGGCGCTGGCTTTATTTGTTTTTCTTTGCCTTGCTTACTAACTTACAGGGGAACCGACCATGTCAAATCTTTCTTACACTTTTACCGAAGGTCAGATTGTTGAACTATTCCACGGAGTGCCGCACGATGCATGGGACATTTATTCCGCACCGGATGAGGTGCTTATCCGCGCATTGGAGTGGAACGATTCAAACGGCGATTTTGAGGGTCTTGATCGCGTTCGCTTGCTGGAAGTATTCTTGTCCGATTTTATCCGCTCGAAAGGAAACTAATTATGCAAAACCAATTACCCGATAGCGTCAATTTCACGCTGCATTTTACTGACATTCAAGAGATTGACGATTCGCTAACTAATGATGAAGCGCGTCAAATACTGCAAATAATTGCCCGAAAGGGCGAGGCGTTTGATTCCGAAACATTGGATTCATGGATTGATTTTTTCAAAGCTAGTCAGGCGAGGGGTTAATTATGAAAGACACCACATATAACGGCTGGACAAATTACGCCACATGGCGCGTTAATCTTGAAATGTTTGATGGCGCGTCACCTGACGATTTTGGGTTGACTAGATCACAGATGGGTGACGCTTACGAACTAAGTCAATGCCTGAAGGATAACGCGCACGACATTATCGAAAACACGTCCACCGAAGGCATTACCCGCGATTACGCAATGGCGTTTCTGTCGGACGTTAATTGGGCAGAAATCGCCCGTCATATGATTGACGATTACGTCGACGCATGACGCAGTACGGATGGCTAGATGACTTCGGGGCGGTCTGTTGTTGGCGCGATTTCCCGCCAGCAGCTGGTCGCCCTTACATAACGCGCAAAGTAACGCGCAAACGGGCACAAGTGCCCACAATCGAAACCCACGGCACAGCGCTGTGGTAACCAAGGAGAATCGACCATGCAAACGATAAATATTGACGGTACACGCTACACGCTGAAATTCGACAAATGCCCGATCGAGTGGGCGAAACTCGCCCGCAAGGCATGGAAACCGAAGAAACCGAAAGACATCCGCAAGTTTCCTAAAGATTACGCCGGCACGATGTCAACCGGCGATTACGTCCGCCAATTTGAAGGGCTGAACATGCTCACGAAAACGGAATACAACAATCTGAACTATTCCGGCACGGCGCTATATGACCCGTCAATCCCTTTGCTGGAGGACTTGTCCGATGAAAA